GGCGAACGCGCCGACACCGGCAAGATCATTTCTTTGATTGTGAGGTTTACTGCCTCGCGCTTTCCAAAGTTCTTGGCATAGGAACCGTAAAAAGAAAGAAAAAAAATGAGCAAGGAACAGAAACAGGGGAAAAAGGAAACAGGAAAAAAAGACCCATTCGCCAAGGAGGCAAAAAACCGAGGTCTATTTGGTAATCTTGCTCACGCGATGGGAGAGGTGGTATTTGTCACCTGCGCTCTCGTTTTTGGGACTACTCTCGGAATCCTTGTCGGGGTCATTTTCCCGTTCTTTCTGCCGGGTTCGCTGATCGCCCAACGCTACAAACACAAATGAACGCGACTCTCACCGTGGACTCTTCGACGTTCGATCAAGCAATCGGGCAATTGATGAAGATTACGGGGAAGAGTCAGAAAGAAATCATTGAGAACGAGATGCAGAGGATCCTTCAAAAAGCGCATGATGCCACAGAGTCAGCAAACGCAAAACTGATCGACCAACGCTACACATGGAAAGGCGATCTATTCGCACCGAAGAATCCAAAGCTCATTGCCTTTGTCACGGTGGAAGGTAAAAAAATTCGTGTTCGATCTGTTTACAAAAAAGGGATGTGGGTCGAGTTGAAAAACGGCAAGCGAGTATGGAGACCGAACAAAATAAATCCGCTCTTTAAAAAGGTGAAAGCGAAACTAGACAAAGAGAAGGAAATGGCAAAAAGCAATCGAGGCCAATCCAAGGCAACTTGGATATACATTGGCAATCGTCTTGGATTGAGTATGAAGCCGAAAGCATTCGTCGCGAAAGCTTTGAGCAACATGCCTCAATCCTTAAAGGAAAAACTTGCCGGAAAGAACAACGGTCAAGAGAACTTCACCATCGAGGTTGAGAACTCTGGAAGAACAGTCCTCACTAAAGGAGCAAAGGGAAGGAAAGCTTTTGACAACGCTTGGAAAGGCCGAGAGAATTTCTACTTAGCCAACCTTGCCACCGGAGTTTTTGAGACGGCGAAGAAGACCCTCGCAAAGTATCCCGGATTAAAAATATCGGAGGGATAAGTTGACGGCGGTCGCTTCAACATGGAGACCCGATCAATTACCCCCCTGGAGGACTTGCAAGAAATGCTCGCAACGGCTCGAACCACATACAAGAAAAGCCTAGAGACCGACATTTCCCAGTATTCGATGCAGGATAGGCAGGTGATTTACGAGCAACGCCAGAACATCCGCAAAGAAATGCAGATACTGGAGCGAAAGGTGGGCCTTGCTGATCCGGACATTAACGCTCTCGGCGTAAACAAAGTTGATTTCAGTAAGTTCATGTCTCGATGATTGCTCCTAAAAAAAAGAATCTTTGGAACCGAGCTAAAAAAGCGACTCGGATTCTATTCAACCAAGCGCACGGATACGATGCCGCAGTCAATTCTCGCAGGAGAGCAAAGCGACAAGATACGCAAGTCAGAGCGGAGCATCACGCACTTAATGCCACTGACAGGCAAAGAATCATTGCTACCTTGCTCGACTTCCGAAGGAACGATCCGATAGTTGCTTCCATTTGCAGACTTCGAGAGACGGACGTGATCGGCGGAGGAATCTTTCCGCAAGCTCAATCGGGCAACGAAGAACTCGACCGCAAGCTTGAGAAAAAATGGGAGGTCTTTTCTAGGAGTCCGGAGATTACGCAAACAATGACAATGCGAGATATGCAGAGGCAACTTGCAAGCCTACCATTGATCTTTGGGGATGGGGGAATGATCCTACTCAAGACCGGGAGAGTCCAATTAATTGAAGGCGACAGGATAGGGACGGAAGACGATGACGGTTCAGTAATCCGAAAAAATTCAAATATTTCGGAAGAAGAGAAAGCCCGAAGGAAGAGAATTATCGGGGGGGTCGAACTATCCAAGCAGAATAGACCTATTGCTTATCACATCGGAACGAGGGAAAATGGAGTCCTTGAAGACATAAAAAGAATCCCGGCAAAGGATTTCATTTTTCACAAGAAACGGATCCGACCCTCGCAAGTTCGTGGAGTTCCGGAACTTGCAACTGTCACCGACTCAATTCAAGATCTTACTGAATTTGATGAGATAGAAATGATTTCCGCGAAAGTGGCGGCATCCCTTTCAGCAGTCGTAAAACGGGAAAGCGCTCTTGATTTCGAGCTTGCTCAAAGATCGGAGAATGACCCCGATGAACGACTCGAGACATTCGAGCCGGGAACCTTTCAATATTTGGAACCGGGAGAGGATGTCTCGGTTATCGGCACTTCGGGCAGGCCGAATGTGGACGCGATTGATTACTGCGTTTATCGGATGAGAAAAATCGGAGCGGCTCTCGGGATCCCAGTGGAGTTTCTGCTGATGACAATCGGCAAGTCATCTTTCTCTGCATCGCAAGGTATGATCCTCCTTTATCAACAAACGATAGAGAGCGAGCAAAACGATTTGAAGCCAATTCTTTCTAGGCTTTGGCGGTGGAAGGTCGCCAGGTGGATCGCGGAAGGCGAGATCGAGTTCGATCCGAAGTCCGAGGATCCTTTTAATGTTCGTTGGCAACCTCCCTCCTTTAGATGGGTCAACCGAGCCGCACAAGTAAAGGCTGATGCTCAGTACCTAGCAATGGGAGCGCAAAGTCTCGATGACATTGCCGCAACCTTCGGAACTGATGCCGCAACCGTGCTCGAAAGAAAGGCAAAGAACATCACCACGGCAAAACGCCTTGCGGAAGAATACGGGATTCCCGAATGGCGAGACCTTTTCAATCCAATGCAAACCACTGCTCAGGGCAACATTGTCGAAATCATGGATCGCGATGAGTAAATTGACGGAGAAACCAAATGTATGAGAGAAATCCTAAAAAAGTATATTGAGAAACCTTCGGAGGATTTGCGAAAGCGATTGACAACCGAGGAACAACGCTACGCCGACCGGGTAAAGAAGGCGAAGGACAATGAGGCCAAAAAATAGTGCCGATTCCTCGCCCTACTTCATCCGAGACCGACACGGAATTTGTAAAACGTTGCATGACTGACCAAACAATGATTTCAGAGTTTCCGGATGTGGATCAACGGGTTGCCGTCTGCAATATTCAAAGCACTTATGGGGCATACTCTTCGCGAATTTGCTTTCAACGAAGACCGAGAAAAAAGACTGGTCGCTACGAAGTGAATGAGAAAACCGGAACGATGTCCGATGTTTCGCTTATTCAGATAGGAGAGGCAAAAGGTCACGGAGTCTGGATTGATGCGCAATCTCTCGAGAGTGGCCTCGAAGCAATCGGGGGATCCCTACCTGCATACGTGACACACGAAGGAGCAGTCGATTCCGATCGGCTACTAAAAGAGGTCGGCCTCTTCTCTGGCTTTTATATTGAAGACGGCAAACTCAAAGCGGAGTTATTCAAAGCTCTCGAATCTTTTCGCGTTGATGAGGCTGAGAGGTTCCGCAGGCTTTTCGATGTGGCTCGAGAGATGCCGGACGCATTCGGGCTTTCATTAGTTTTCGAGGCTAGACTGGTGTGGGTCATGGAGGGAGGCGAGGAAATCGCAATTGAGTACTCGGATGGGGAAGGCGCAATCCGGTCCATTCCTTCCGTTAGATTTATTTCCGTTCGATCCGCCGACTTTGTTGACGCTCCCGCTGCTAATGAGGAAGGGCTTTTTAATTCACATAAAAAAATCAAGACAATTATGGAAAAGGAAAATTTGACGAAACCTAGTGGCGAAGAGGAAATTACTCTCGACGAAACAACGCCCGACGACTCGGACGGAACAAAAGTACCTGACGGCGAACCTCAAAACCTTGACGAAGAGCAGGCAACGGACATCGAAACACTCCGCGATGAATTGGGTAGTCATAGCGATCGCCTTAATGTTCTCGAGGTAGGTATGGCCGACCTGTTGGAAAAGCTCACTTCGGCGAATACCGAGAACGAGGAACTTTCCACAAAGAACGAGCAACTCTCCAAAAAGACAAAAGCACTTTCTGCCGTACTCGAAGACGGAGCCGATCCACTCGATGAATCCTCCACCGCAGACTCTCCATCGACTTCAATCGTGGACAAGTTCAACGCCGCTCGAGGCGCATATCAAAATCAACTCTGGAAACAGAACAAAACACAGATCCTTAATTCGATTCGGAGAAATTAGTCATGGCCAATACAATTAGCACAGACCTTCAAAATAACATCATCTCGCAGTCGGCGCTCGAGCAATTCACGAGCATCCTAGCTCCGTTAAATTCTTTCTCGACCTCCTTCAATGACGAGGCAACGAGCAAGGGAAAAACGATCTCGATCCCTAAAATCTCAAACACTTCGAGCGCAGTCACATTTGCATCTACGAGCAACGCATACGCCGATCAAAATACCGAGTATGGGGCAGTCCAGATCACGCTTGATAAACATTATTATGTATCGTGGAATATTACGGATACAGAGTCGAGCCAATCGTCTGCGGTCGAGCTTCAACGATTTGGGTATCAAAAAGGCGGAGACCTTGCAAAAGCAGTTTTCCAAGATGTGCTATCCGAAGTGACGTCAGCAAATTATGCCGAGAGTCATCTTTCAACAGCGGCAGATTTTGACGCGGCAGATGTCGCCGACATTCGAGCAAAAGGAATAACTGCAAACTTATATCCCGATCAATGCGCTCTGATTTTAGCAAATGATTACTTTACCTCATTGCTTAAAGACACGGACATCAGCCACGCGATGAGCTATGGCTCCGCCGATGTGATCCGAGATGGAAACGTCCCGAGCCTTTTCGGGATTAATGCGATCCGAGAGTCTAATTCGATCCCGGGAAATTCACAAGGACTCCGAGGCTTTTATGCACATCCCTCCGCTCTTGCGGTCGCGATGCGTTATCTGGAACCGCTTAATACTTCGCAATATATCAACGCAAATCGCGTTTTTGACGAGGCGACCGGGATGGTGATGGGATACCGAGAATTTTACACTCCCTCGACAGGAGTTCAAACCGCAGTTCTCGAGTGCGTTTATGGTTACGAGGTTGGCATCGGAGAGAACTTGATTCGCATCCGCAACGTTTAATCAGATGGCAAGGCAAGCGACAATCATCGGACGCAAGGGCGACAAGTGGTCTTCAATGGCCGTAGGAACCTCGGACGAGATCCTCAAAAAATACAAGCACGACTCCTTCCAAGGATTCGATCAAGTCTGGTATCTTGACACCTCCGGAGGACACAAGCGGAAGAAAGGCGGAGGCTCAAAAGCCTTGCCAAAAAAAGCTTTGGAACAGGGGAAATAAAAACGTGGGGTTTTGGGGAGAGAGGGGGAGAGGCAACTTTCCCCCTTTCCCTTTTCTACGATGAGTAAATTCAAGACGGCAATCCTCGACCTTGACCTCGACTTCCTTATCGGAGAGACGGGCAAAATGTTGATCGGTGTGTCTCCTGCGGCAATCGAAAACAGATCCTTTACCGGATCCTTTCAAAGCTTAGATGAGGGTTACGAGGTCGAACTCTCCGGCCGTGAGATCGTTCTCGATACTGAGATCGTCATCAATGGGAATGCTTATGTGCATTTGCCGACCAAGGGAGCAGTCCTCAAGGATCTCGATGGGAACCACTACAAGGTTTTTGAGATCAAAAAGGACTTCTCTTCTGCCTACAAGATGAACGTGGCCTCGCAATATGCCGCGACTGCATCATGAGCGCATCGAGCTTATGGGATCTCTACTCGTTCGAGAAGCACTGGGAGGACGCGGCAAAGACTTTCCTCGAGGCCGAGGTCGGGATCGATTGCTTCGTGCAGGCCTCCGCCGAAAACTTCGTGACTCCACGCCTCGAGATCCAATTCATTACGGGAGAGGCAACCTTTCCGGATGATGATCCGATCTCTTCCGTTCCTACTTTGCCCGAAGGTGAATATCGGAAGCATGATGCGTCCTTTGAGGTTCGAGTGGTAACGGATGACGCTCTCGGGCAAACTCGAGCAAAGCATTTTGAATACTTGGGAAAAGTAAGAGCGACTCTTTTAAGATCCGCCGACAACTGGAACACCACGACTCTCCCTTACTACGGAATGAAATTGATCCGGCAGATGGGAACATCCCGAGAGGTGGACGGAGATCTTCAAATCACTTCGGTCTCCTGGTCTATCAGATTTTCGATTCGATCAGATGCCTTTCCTGTTTAGTTGACGCGCATCCCACTCTTGAACCTTCAAGGCAAATTTCGATAAAAAATTAGGAGCAAATTCGTGAGTATTACTTCAGACGGTACACAGGCATTCGGAATCGATGCCTCACCAGTAACGATTAACGGAGTCACCTACGTCAGCGAAGGGATGAACTTTTCCTTCTCTGGAACTCGGGCAGATATAAACGACTCTAACGGGGAGCCTCTCGGCTCGACAGTCATCCCCGGCAGAATCGAATGCTCGGGAACCTTACAACTTGCCGCAGGTACAACCGTTTCTGACATTCGGCAGCAAAGCATGGTTCTGACGGCAACCAACGGAAGCACCTCGGGAACTTACACCATCGTTGACTGTAGCGAAGCTCAGTCTCAAGGTGACTACCGAAAAGTCGCGTTTAACGGATATAAACAGGTCAACTAATCCGAACGGATTCATGTGGACGATCGGGTCGCGAATCTTTGGGCGGAGTATGCTCCGCGAATCGAGCAGGCGAAAGCCGAAGACGGCAGGGATCGTCATCGGCACTTCTGCAACTACCTAGAAGAGAAGGTCGGCGACTTTGTTGCCGTTCCTCTCACGCTCTCCCGATACCTTCTCCTGTCACAGGATGGGCTATTCGAGGATGAAGGGGGAGACGATGCTCGGATTCCCGTACTTCGCTTCCTGTGGGTCATCTCTCCCGATTTTTCCCCGGATCCGGATGCCGCCGAAAGGTTCGTCCGTAAGAATCGCAACATTGACCCGACTCCCTATCCTAGCTTGATTCGCGAGTATTTGGATGAGGCTTTCCGCTACTCTCCACCACGAAGAGAGACAAAGACGGCCTCGGGGAAGGCAACGCCGAAAGAATGGGTATCATCCATCGTGGATTTGATCGCGTCCGAATACTCTTGGACGGAGCAAGCAATCCTCGACCTTCCGATTACTCGCCTCTTTTTATATGTTAAACGGATCCGCGTCCGAAACGGATCCAATGAAACCGACTTCTCATCCGAAGCGGATCGCCTGCAAGCTGAATTTATGAGACGGGCAAACGAGCAAAACTAATGGCAGGTTTTTCCATACTCGCAAAGCTCGGACTCGACTCCTCAAAGTTCGCCTCAAGCCTCAAGTCGCAAGATACGGCGATGAGCAACTTCGGGAAGTCGATCGGGACGGCAGTCAAGGCAGGCGCGGCAATTGCCGGAGCGGCCTTTGCGGCCTTCACCATTAAAGGGATCAAGGATATGATCGAGTTCGAGAAATCGCTCTCGGAGGTCTTTACGCTAATGCCGGGGATAACCGAAGAATCAATGGCAAGCATGTCCGACTCCGTGCGAAAGTTGTCGACCACGATGGGAGTTGATCTTGGAGATGCAACTGCGGCACTTTATCAAGCAATCTCGGCAGGAGTTCCACAAGACAACGTGTTCGAGTTCATGGAGGTTGCGGCCAAGGCATCGGTGGGAGGAGTGACTTCCCTTGAGACCGCAGTCGATGGAATCACCACCGCCATCAACACCTACGGATCCGCAAACCTTTCCGCCAAGGATGCTGCCGACTCAATGTTCACCGCAGTCAAACTCGGCAAAACAACTTTTGATGAACTATCCGACGCATTGTTCAATGTTCTACCCATAGCAAAACAAGCAGGAGTCGGCTTCGATGAAGTTACCGCCGCTCTTGCGGTGATGACCTCGAAGGGAACTCCCACAACAGTCGCGACCACGCAACTCCGAGCCGCTCTCACGGCATTAATTGCACCTACTGAAACGACTGCAAAGGCCTTTCAAAATTACGGTCTCGACGTGGGAAACTTGAAAGCATTGCTTGCAGGCGGAGACGGAGGCCTCGTAAAGGCAATGCAGAACGTTATGGTTGCCACGAACGGGGACGAGACCGCGATCCGTAAATTACTCGGATCCACCGAAGCGATGAACGCAGTTTTTACGCTGACGGCAGGCGGAGCCAAATCTTTCGGAGTTGCAATGGAGGAGATGGGAAACAAGACGGGAGCAACAGACGCAGCGTTTGCCGTAATGGAAAAAACGGTCGGGCATCAAGTGGATAAATTGATGGCATCCTTCAAGAATCTCGGATTGTCCGTGGGGGATGCTTTTCTCCCTATGATCAACAAAGTTTTACCCGACATTATTGCAGGATTTAACAACGCGGTCGGGCCAGTTAAGAAATTCGCCCAAACATTTCCGGCACTGCTTGTATCCGTTGTAGATTTAGCAGCAACCTTTGTTCGCTTTGGGGTCATTCTTGTAAGCTATGCGGCTACGGCAAAAGCCGTCGCAGCTGCCTCAACTGGAGTGGCAATGGCGAAAAATGCTCTGGCGATCGCTACAAAAGGAGCATCGATTGCGATGCAACTTTTTAACAAGGTCTCAAAGGCTAACATCATCGGGCTTGTAGTTGCCGCCGCAGTTGCCGCCGCAATGGCATTCAAGCAATGGGCAAAACATCAAGAGGCTCTAAACACCGTAATGCGACCTTCGGGAGAGTTCTTGAAAGAGATGGAGACAGGAGCAAAAGATGCCGCGAAAGAATACGAAAACGCAAAAGACCGCGTGAAGCACTTAAAAGAGCAACTTGCTGAACTCAACAGGCAGGACGGTTTAAAAGCGGAAGGGATTACTGAATTGCAAGACGCTTTAGCACTCCGAAAAGAATCGCTTGCAGTACTTAAAGAACAGCTTGCCATCCAACTCGACAACGCCGACATGGCAGAGCAAAGACTCGCAGACGATGAACGCAGACTCAAGTTGGAGTTAAAAAGTGCAAATCTACCGCATGAGAGATTGGCAATCGAAAAAGAAATCAAACAAAACGCCACGGCACAAGAAGCGGTGATTGAGGCGACATTGCAATTGCAACTGAAGATTAAACTTGCCGAGAACGATATTTTAGAAATCGAAAAGAAACGAACGCAAGAAATTGAAGACGCGAAAACCGTTCAGATGGACACCAAAAAAATTATCGAAGATGTCCACAATCTCAAACAATTAGAAAAGACGGAAGTCGGGAAAATTCAACTCTTGGAAATGAGTATTCGAGATCTTGAACTCCAAAAAAAGAACATCATCGACAATTCCATTGTATCCCGAAACCTCGAAGCAGGAGCCGCAAAAGATCTCGAAACTATTGAAGGCAACATATTTGACAAGCGAGTACAGATCGAGGGTATCATTAAGGGAGCATTGAAGGCTGCTCAAGATGCGGAACTTCTACGGATCAAGGATCTCGTCACGCAACTCGACATAGCACTCGCAAAGGAGCAGGATCGAGCGAGGGCGGCAGGAGATGCCGCCAAGGCGAAGGAGGCGCAGGTTGCTGCTTTACGGTTAAAACTTGAGGCAGCGAATCTTGCTCTTGAGCCTCTTGCTAAATTTTTCAACAAAGACCACAAAGGCAAGATTACAATCAACACGGCAGAAGCTCGTCGCGAATTTGATAAACTGCTTAAAGCGGGTAAACTTCCCCCACAAGTTGAAACGTTACGCGAATTTCAACAGATGCTCACCGATCAAGCGGTGGCGGCAAAGACTGCAAGAGACAATATTCTCGAGGATGGAGCAAAGGCCTTAGCGGATGCGAATGACTTGCGAGCGAAGGAAAAAGAGGCGCTAGATGAAGCAAAGAGAATCGAAAAAGAAATAGCAGACGAGAAAGAGCGAATAATCAAGCTCGAGGAGGATGCCGCAGACAAGGAAAAGAAAACCCTCGAACAACTCACTGCGGAGAGAGAGGCATGGCAAAAAGCATTGAATGATTGGCAGGAAAAACTGAATCTAATCCCTCCTGCGGAGAAGACTCTCGCGAACGCTTTAAATCAGCACTCGGGATCTTTGCAGTCCATCGATGCCGGGGTTGCCGCTCTCCTCGGGAAAGATTTCGGGAATAAAGATGAGTCCGCAGACCCGGGAAGCTCTTCCACGGCCTTGCCTGCAATCCCCGAAGCAGGAGACAAGAAAACTCTTTTGGCTACGGAAGAAACACAGCAAGAGGTGCTAGACATTCTGCAAGGGTATTTCGTGAATCAATGAAATATCAAATATTGAAAACGAAAGCACAACTTTTTGAGCTTGGGAAACAGTTGAAAGGGTTATTTGAAAAAATAAAAGTTGGAATGCCTCCTCCGCGAGGGATCTCTGGCAAGCGAATGATCCGAGGGTATCAAGTCAACGGGAACGAAGCTTTTAAAGAAATAGCAAAAGAGATGCCCACCGAATTCAATAAAGCTAAAGCCATGGCAAAAGTGATTGCTCGAGTCGAAAAAATAAAAAGCAGAGTCAGCACTTCTCCAATCCCTCCAAGCTTAAAAGCGCAGATCTTAAATCAAATAGATTCATCGATGAAAACTGCTTTGCGAGTGATAGAAAAAGGGAGCCTTGACCCTTCGAACGTGGCAGGAAATTGGCGTTTGAAATATGGTCTGGATACATACGGTGGCAAAGCGTACGCGGGATCCGTTGTTATTTCGAGAGAATCTGAAAAAAACAAATGGCAAACTTTTCAAACTTTTACGGCACCATGATTAATTACGACTCGCCAAATGACGACGATTTCATCTCGCCCATAAGATTGTCAGTATCTCCGCAAAAAGAATATCCTTTTCGGCAAGATCTAACCGCAATCCTTTACAGCATCGACTATGTGCAGCGCTCCGAGTTCTTTGTCCCTTCCGCTCTCGATCTAACTTGTCCCGACAACTCCTCCGCCTTTCTGGTCGAGGAGTCGAACCCACGGCAAAAGGGAAACGGACTTTGCCGATTCACGAGAACCTTTGCGACAGTTCCATCTCTTCGCACTGAATTTTCTTCATCGAGCTTTTCCTTTCCTGCTTTCAAGAACCTCTCGGCGGATACCGCTTTACTGCGCTCCGGGTTCACCCGTACAGTTGTAGCAAAGGTTGAGTACACTTATTTAATCACCACGGATCCGGGAACGGATCTCACCTTCGCATCTCAGTGGGAACCTTTGGACGCAAGCTCAAATGTTTGCAGTTTTGTTGCTGCGGATTCGACCCCCACCAAGGCGACTTACGAGGGGTATGTTACCGCCGAGACTTATATTCAAAGCAAGGAGACAAAGATTTCGAGATGGAATGGGAATATTTGGCAGATGGAAAATAGAAAGGTCAAGGCGCTATGAGCTGGCCGGATGATGATATTACGGAACTCGTCAAGGGCGCGCGTCCGACCCTGATCGAGGCCGAGAAAGGGAACGAGGTCATCAAGCCCTTAAATGTGCTTCGGAATATCACAATCGAAAAGGGAACCGATGACGAGATCCTATATTCAGAAGATGGAGTGAAGATTGTTTACAAATTCCCCCCCGATGGATGGGTCGAGAAAACCATCACCATTTGCGAGGACGGTTCCTCGGTCGATTACACCTTTCTGATCAAGTCCTCTTAGATGGTCGCATTTCTTATCCAACCTGTTTCCGGGGAATGCTGTGCTGATCCTTGCTCGAGGTCTGGCCCTTGCGACCCTTGCGGCGATTGCCCGGAAACGATTTGTTGCGACGACGAACGCTCTTGGGGAACAATTGATTTTTCGGGAACATATAACGAAAACGGAACCTATGGCGGTTCGATTGCGTATGAACGCGCGGACTCCGGGGCCTGGTTCTGGCGAAATTGGGCAGATTATCCGACTAATGGTTGGTGGACAATTTCCGTTGTGAAAGGTTATCATGGCGTCGACTCCGTAACCCAATCAGAAACCCAAGCGGGCGGCGACGATTGCCCCACTTCACAAACTTCCATGTGGGAACCTTACGCCCTTGACGGCGGGAGCGTGGTTTCTGGGGCTTGTTGACGATCCCTCCCTTTCTATGGCTACCGAGAACTTTTTCATCAATACCAACGCAGACACGCTCGGCGCCGCTCGAGTGATCTCGCTCACGAACTCTACGCAAGAACCTATCAAAAAGTTCGTTGCCGGTGATCTTCGCGACCTCAATCTGTATTTTGTGGATGGGGCCGGAGCTTATATCGATGTCGGGCTTTATACCGTTCGAGCAGGAATCGGGGGAATCAATAAAAGGCCAACGGGGGGAACTTGGACTTTCACGCATGGCGGAAACGATTCCGATCTTGCATTCGATGCTCCTGCCTCAACTGTCGAAGCAGTCCTTGACGCATCTCCCTTTTCTCTTGCGGTCTCCGTCACTTCACCTACAATCGGGATATACATAGTCAAATTTGATGCCGTTGGCGCTCAAACCTTGCCGACTTCCGACTCTTCCGCCTTGACTCCCGACTCCTCCGTCTCGGTCAAGAGACTTGTGACAGGAGACGGAACCACAAAGGAAGAATGGATCATCCGACTTTTCGAGACTCCGTGGGCATACTCCGAATCATGGTCGAACATCTCGAACGGCAAGACGGGGACGCTCAACTTCGGAACCGAGAACCTCTTCAAGGCCTTCGGATCCGCAAACTCTCTCGCAGGCTATTTTGAAATTGAACTCACGGACTCGGGCGGCAACGTCTCGACAGTCATCCAAGCGCCGACCACGATCCTCGGCCCGGTGATCGGAGACGGAGTCTCAGGCGTGGGATCCTTTGCGACTTACATCACCGAAACTTATGAGACGATCATTGCGTCAGTTACGGGGGAAGACGGCAACGCCTCCACGGGGACGGGCAAGGTGACTTTTCGGATGCCTTACGCAATGACCTTGACGGACGTCCGGGCATCGGTGAAAACCGCTCCGACAGGAGCAACTATCATTTGCGACTTGAACGAATCCGGCTCGACAGTTCTCTCGACAAAAGTCTCGATCGATGCAGGCGAGAAGACCTCCACGACCGCGGCGACTCCTCCCGTGATCTCCGACTCTGCTCTCGCCGATGATGCGGAGATGACGATCGATGTTGATCAAGTGGGATCGGGAACTGCCGGGGTCGGCCTCAAGTTCTACCTCATCGGGAGGAGATCGTGACGTGGCAAACTCAATCGCCGCAGGCCTTGGAGGAAACGTTGTGAGTACAAACTGGATCACCTACCCGGCTGGCGACACTCTCATCCCCGGTGAGCAAGCGGTTATTGACCTCGGCCCAAGTTTTTGGGTGGACGCTTCATACGCTGATGCCGTGAAAAGTGAAGATAGCGGCTCTGAAGCTAACGCCACAAACGGGCAAGACGTAACCAAATGGATCAGTAGAGCGGGAACAGGGATTGAGTTGGTACAAGCTACCGCTAGTAAACAACCCGTTTTTAATTCCTCGGAGTCGGACTTCGGAAATTACTCCACCATCACTTTTAACGCTACTGCCGATACGCTTTTGTGGAAGGACGCTCGCTACGTGGACACTGTGGGCAACGTCGGCACTATATTCTACGTCGGAAAGGAATTGAACGGAGATACGAACGCACGAATCATCAACTGGTCTACGACTAAGCAATCTAACCTAGGGACGAATTTTCATGGCGGCGGTGACTTCTATGTATATATTCCACTAACGACTTATGGTAGCGCGGGAATAGAACTCAGCGCGTATATGGCATCCATTTCGGTAAACGGGGCATCTTCTTACTTTTCCATAAATGAAGACACGGACGTTACGTTCACCGCGAGTAGCACCATGACGGCAGATACTGGCTACACGTCAGTCGGTGGGTATGGCGCGGCGGGTGAAAACGCATCCACGCAAGCCGCTGAATTTATTATATTCAATACTGCTTTAAG